TCTTGCGGAATATAGTAATCAGTAAGAGCAACAGTTGGTTCAGTTCCTATCGCAACATAACAATCAGAACCTTTAGCATGAATTCTCACTGCTGCAGATTCTTGTTTAAATGTAACGTATGTGCTCCCTGTGCCTATTGCAAGAGAAACACCGGATCCAACTGGATTATGTACTGCCATTAGCTTATAGTCTCATTTAGTAGTTATTTATGCTGTTGGTACCTCACCTACAGCTGGAGTTTCAACTTCAGGTGGTTCTGGATTATAATCATCTTCAGGTTCAACTTCAGGTGCAGCATCTACTTCAGCTTGAGTAGGTGCATTTGCTGAGTTAAATACACTATCAGCAACATTAGATCTAAATCCATCAATTTTATCTGCAGATTTTGCAAACAACATGTCTTTGATCTTATCGCTTATAGCATTCGCAGAAGATTCTTTTCCAGAAAGCAAATCCATTAATTCATCCATATTCTTAAATTATAATTAAGTGAACCTTTGTTTATTTATATCTCCCCACCTTTAGGTAGTTCAGTTGCACTACCTTCAGACTCTAAATCTGGTTCTGTAATAGGTGCTCCAAGGTCTGCTGACGCTAAATTTGGATCTACAGGTTGACCAGTTTGTGGATCTACAGGTGCATTTGGATCAGGTATAGTTCCGTCTGCAATCTCTTTTTTCATCAACTTATCTTCTTCCATCATCTCTACATCAGTCTGACGAAGTAATTTTCTTCTTACAAAGTCTTGAGAATAATACCTTCCGACGTATGGTTCTGCAGCTGCAGCAGCATTTAATCTTTCAGTAAATAACTCAGTTTCTTTTAATTCAGAGAAGTGATTATCATATAAGAAGTCAAATTGTATATGTTCACTCATTATTTCCCAGTCTTCTGGGGTTACTATATTCTTTAGAAGTAGTTGAGTCTTCAACATATCTAAGAATAAATGAGAGAATCTCTTTCTTAATCTACCTACAAATTTTGTAAATTTTAACTCGTCTCTTAATATCTCTGAGGATCTTCCGAGATTAAATCCTCCTTCTCCGTCCATTCTTGATGGGGGTACGTTGAGCGACCTATATAATTTCTTTTTGAAGTACTCAATATCCGTGATCTCCCCAAGGTTTTGACCTCCCGGAAGAGTAGAAATTTCAGTACCACGTCCTCCCTCTCTTCGAGGTAACCAAAAGTCCTCCAGCATCGCCATGTACTTTTTGTCATCTCTGATCTCCCCTGTTGAAGCATCGTAAACAAGTTTGTTTCGATATCGCATCATTACGTCGCGAAGATATTGCTCTGCTTTGACTTTAGGTAAATTACCTACATCTATATAGAAAATTCTTCTTTCTGGTGCTCTTGATAATCTATAAATTACAAGACTATCCTCAATCATACGAAGTTGATTAAGTGACTTGATTGCTTTATGCAAATATGAAAGTGTATTACCTTTAGTTCTATCAACCAATCCAGAAGTTACATATGTAATTGCATCTTTTGCAATCTTAACTCCTTGACTTGCACCTGTAGCATTTCTATTTCCAGTTGGATATGCTGTTTTAGGATTATAAATGAAATACTCTTCTAGCTCTGGGAAGGGTAATTCTTGCATTGGATTTTCTGCTCCTGCAAGACGAGTATTAACTACAACATTACCACCACCATTATTTTGTTTTTTCTTTTCTTTACGAACATAACGCATTTTTAATGCATCAATATAACGTACTTCTTGAATTCCTAGTTCTGGTTTATTAAAATCAATTACTTTATGATAATATATTCTACCATCTATATACCAGTTTCTATATATCTCATGTGCTTTTCTATCAAAATCTAAAAGATCTACAATAAATTTAAATTCTTTTCTTAGAGTCTTCTTAATACTATCACTTGCATCTAAATTATCAAGGTCAATTTGAACAGGTGCATCATGTGAATCAGATACAATCGCTTCATTTACAATATCTTCAATAGCACTATCCGCTTCTGGATGTAATGCCATCTCACGATATCTTTTAATTAAGTCAAACTCAGTTCTGTAGATACCTTCAATATCAACATACTGACCAAAAAAACCACTAGCCTGATAATGATCAACCCCATCCTCATCATTTTGAGGAACAGGGGAGACCGTTGTTGGGGATAGTGGTTCGGTGTCCTCGATTGAGAACCCAAATAACTTAGCCATAATTATATTATTTTTTTACTATTTAGTTACCCATTAGAACCGCCAGCCCCAGTCAAGTTGTATGACTGAACTGCAAAGTCTACAGTAAACTCTTCTATAGTATCGCTTGAATCGTAAGATAAGTCAATAGCACTAACGTTTATTGGGAATATGTCAATGAATTCATACTGTTTTAATACAGCATTTACTTCACCCTCGTTAGTTGTACTACTCTTAGTAGATCCTCTACCTAACTGATAAACTGTAGCATTTGTCATATATGATTCTGGTAGAGTTGCACCTAAGTTAGTATCTAACTTGGCAATTAACTCCATCCATTGTTCCATTGCATTTCTGATTCTGAAGTCTTCATCATTTATGACTGTGATGCTCCATGGTTCAATAGTTCTGTCTCCAGCAACTTTAAAAATACGACCCCTAAATGGTATGTCTATATTTGCAATAACTGATGCGGGCAACTGAGATGCTTTACACATATACCTAAAGTTGTCTGCTGGCCATTCAATACCTGCTGGTAGTGTGGTTAATTCGACTTCAAATAAATTAGGTCTTGCACCGCCACCGATTAGTGCCGATTTAAAGTTAGAGATTGTTTTATTTTCTCTTGAAGTTGCCATTTTGTTTAGATCCTCCTGTTGTTATTTAGATATTAAAGTTAAACTCTACCGACTACTTCCTCGAATGATACACCTGTTCGTGTAGCAACGAAAGTAAGAGTTACGTAGTTAATGGACTTAGCAGGCTTCAGGAAGATGTCTGCTCTGAACTCATTATTGTCGATAACATCAGGAGTGTTATTTGTGCTATCACAAACAACGAGGAATCCGTAAAGTCCTCTTTTTGCCTGAACATCACGAAGGAATGGTTCAACAATGTTTCTAAAGTTCGCTCTGGTTAACTCATCGTTAAGTTCAAAGAGTTGAGCTTCTGCTGCTCTCTCTAGAGATTGCTCAATAGTGAGGAATAAACGTCTTACGTTAATTCTATCAAATGCTGATGCAAATCCAAGAGCAGTCTTGTCACCAAAGAGAAGTGTTCCAATACCGGGTTGTGTGATAACTGGGTTGATTCTATTTGGATAAAGTTTATCTCTTTGATCTTTATTTGGGTTGTATGCAAGTTTGATTGCATTATTCAATACACCACGTTGTTGTCCTGCTGGTGAGAACCAAGGGAAAGCAACAATGTTTGTACGAGTCATCAATCCAGCAATGTCAGCGTTAGTTGGGACATAACGGAATTGATTGTTGAATCTATCAAACATGTATTTGTATCCGCTATCAAAGGTTGCGAATGATGATGATGCTATTGGACTGAAATACTTAACTAAGTTATTAGTTTGAGTAGTTGTGTTAGTGACACCGATTAGATCTGATCTATGTGGCCCAATAACTGCAACACAATCTTTTCTTTGTTCAGCAAGAGAGATTATGAAATTTGCTTTTGTTTGTGATTCTGCCTGTGTTGAACAACCGGGGCCCATGATTAGATAATCAAGTTCAACTTCATTTCTATTTTCAAACTTACCATATGCAGTAATTAGATTACCCAAAGTTGCACTCATTGAGTTAGCAGCAGAGTAATCAACACCACCGTTTAGACTGTAATTTACATTACCGATAACATTGAAGTTGACTCCTTGTGCATCAAGACCCCATACACCATCAGCAATATCACCTTCAGTGAAGTTACCAGCAGTTGAGAATCCGGGTCTTGCAGGAGTTGTTCCTTTGAAACCATCAGCAGTTTCACCGGGGTTTCCACCAGCGTAGATGTACTCTGAGAAATCTGCAAGATATTCTTTATAGTAATTCCTTTGAGGTGAATTAACAGCAGATATAGAATCTTTTGCTTTAGATAAGTGTAAGTGTGATTCAAGAATATTTCCTTGTATACCAGAAATAGTTCCTGTGTCGTCAACGATTGCTATGTGTAAACCATCGTTAGATCCACTTCTATCTGAAACAAACTTACCTGTGCTTGGTCTATCAGCAATTCCTTTCCAGTAAACTGTTGAGTTTGTTAATCCAAGAGTTTGATTATCGTACCAATCTTCAACTGCGGTTGGAGTAACAACTGATCCAGTTGTTATAGCAGCTCCAGCAGTAAAGTCGCCAAAAGTGATTGCAGATGTTGTAAACTGACCATAATCTGTGCCTTCTTCGTAACTAATAGCAGAAGCAACACCGGCTCTGGATACTCTTGCAACAACTTTAACGTCAACTTTTGAGTCGCTGTTAGATGCATCTGTCGTAACTCCAGTAACGATACCTTTTAGAAAACCATTGAATGATACGGTTCCAGCAGTTTCAGGTATTGTGACAGCAGTTAATTCCATCGTAACACCGATACCGATTGTAGCACCGACACCTGCTAAATTTGTTGTGTTGACTGTCAGTGTTTGATCTGCAAAGTCATCAATAAAACAAACCTTTAAACTATTTGCCCATGTTCCGGGGTTTTTAGCAGCATATAAAAAGTTAGTTGCTGTTGAGTGGTCTGTAATGTAATCGTTATAGTTTTCAATTCCGCTAGTTCCTGCTAATGCAGTTGTATATCCTAAACCAGCAGATGTATCTGACGCAGCGTTAGCGTTTGCTAGAGTGGTAGCACCTGCTCTAACAACTTTTAAGACTCCACCATATGAAAGGAAAGATGCAGCAGACATCCAATATTCATACTGAGCATCAGTAGATATTGGTTTGCCAAATACTTTAATTAATTCCTGCTCATTAGTGATATCAATTGGATCGTTTACTGGGCCTAATTTGAATGGGCCTGCTATCGCTCCAATGTTATCAAGTACATTATCAGCTCTTCCTACTGTTAAGTCAACCTCCCTTACCAGTACTCCGGGAGACAATTGAGGAGTCGCCATGCTTTTTTTCTCCGTATCTTCAGTTTATCTAGAAATTATTTATTGTTTACGATGTTTACATATACTCCCACATATATGAGCGATCTCCATACTCGTCAAGATTCCATCTATCACCCTCTGCATCAACAAAACTATCATCTCCTAATCCATCATTTATAAAACCAAAAGGTGCCATATCCTGTTCAATCTGATTCTTTTGATCTTCATATAATTTTTTACGCACATCAGTGTCAGTCATCTCTTTGAAATAGTCTTGACATACTAACCATGCATATATTACCAAGCACATTGCAAGGTCATCATTACATCCTTCTTCTGCCTCAAATGAATTACTTTTTGATATGAACGTGGTTAATTCACTGATAATTTCATAATCTTGGAATAATACTTTATCTGCCTCTATTAATGTCTTTAAGTTAAGTGACCCTACCTTTTTAACTGTTTTTGACATTTTGACTCCCATCTGAGTCTTTTTACCAGAGAACCCTTGTCCAACAACTTGACCTGCACGACCTCTCATTGAACACATAAGAACATTATCATATTCCAAATCGTAATGTAATAATGCTGCTACTTGATCTCCTACATCATTTACTTC